TAACGACCATTATTTTACAGAGCCTAAAGGTAGCGTATTCTTTTGGGATATAAATTGGATGCACGCAACAATCATTTCAGGGAATTACCACAAGGCTACTGTAGAAGAGCTAATAGAACACTTTAAAGAAAAGGAGGAATAAAATGAATCGTACAATAAAATTCAGAGGGAAAAGCATATACGGCGAAGACTGGCTGTATGGCTCCCTCGTTAAGATCGAAAAGAACAGATATGCTGTCATTCCACCATTAAATAATATCGAAATAGGGAAAAGCATCGGCATGTATGAGGTTTATCCCGAAACCGTAGGTCAATTCACCGGGCTACTTGACAAGGACGGAAAGGAAATTTACGAAGGGGATATTCTTCACACTATTACATTTGGTTTTAATCCAGAAGAATATACAGCTATTATCCTATATCGTAATTGTAGTTTTCAACTTTCTAATGGTCGAAATCTATTCTATTTCGGGCAATCTGATCTTACAAAAATGGATGATACTATCGTGATTGGAAATATCTACGATAACCCAGATTTAATCAAGGAGGAATAGCCATGCCAATAAGCGAAGTTATGAACCAAGAAGACAGCAACCTACTGGCGGAATGTATGAAGGAAGCCATGAAAGTGGAATTCCTGGACACCAGCGAAGAGATAAAGTTATGGGCTTATTCCCTGTATAATGCGAAAATATGGGGGAGGAGTGTAAAGTAATAAACAGGAAATTATTAACTTTGTGCTACATGTCAAGTGGCATGTAGCTAATCAGACGAAAAGACATGAAGTTATCAGTAAAACAGGAGAATTTTTGTAACTACTATATTGAGTGCGGAAACGCATCCGAGGCTTATCGTCGTGCATATTCTTGCTCTAATATGAAAGATGAATCAATAAATGTTAAGGCTGTCGAATTGTTAAACAACGGTAAGATTACGGTAAGGGTAAAAGAGCTTCAAGAAGAACTAAAGAAGAAATCAGACATTACAAAAGAAGAGGTCTTAAATATGCTTAAAAGCTTTATGTATGCTGACATACGTAATTTCCTTACCATAAAAAACGGCAATGTTATTTTCAAAGATAGCGAAGATTGGACTGACGAAATGGCAATGCAAGTCGAAAGCGTGAAACAGGGGAAAGAAGGGATTGAAATAAAGCTGAATGGGCGGGCATGGACTATCCAAAGGATATGTAAAATGCTTGGTTTTGATTCTCCGCAAGACGTCAATGTAAACATGATATCTCCTATGACCAAAGAAGAAGCCAAACGAATAATAGAAGACTTATGACAGGGGAAGGATATGATTACATACGGGCGTTTTGCTTATCAGGGACGTTAAACTATACGAGATACTTCTTTAAAGCAAGATTTGGTCGCAAATTTGTAGTAAACGACCATCATGTAAAGATATGCCAGGCTCTTGATGATGTGATTGACGGAAAGATAAAGAAACTGATTATAAACATAGCTCCGAGGTATTCCAAGACAGAATTAGTGGTTAAGAACTTCATATCTTATGGTCTTGCAATCAATCCATCTGCTAAATTTCTTCATTTATCTTATTCGGATGATCTGGCCAATGATAATTCAGAAGAGGTAAGAGATATAGTTAAGTCGGGAGAGTATAAGCGTGTGTTCCCTTATGTAGACATAAAGAAAACAAGTGATGCAAAAAAAAAGTGGTACACAACAGAAGGCGGAGGAATGTACGCTACGGCTGCCGGAGGACAAGTCACAGGTTTTGGTGCTGGTGCTGTTGATGATGAAAACGATCTATCCAAAGCATTAGAAGAGTTTAAACCGTCGTCCAAATTTGCAGGTGCATTGATTATTGATGATCCGGTTAAGCCTGAAGATGCAATATCAGACACTCCAAGAGAAAAGGTAAACCAAAGGTTTGAAACAACTATAAGGAACCGTGTAAACTCACGGAATACCCCTATTATAATCATTATGCAAAGATTACATGAGCATGATCTTTGCGGATATTTGATGGAAACCGAACCGGGAGAATGGACAGTTTTGTCTCTTCCGGCAATAGTGTATGGGGACGGTAAGGAAAAAGCTTTATGGGAATTTAAACACACCCTTGAAGAGCTGCACAGGATGCAGAGAGTAAACAGCTATGTATTTGAAACCCAATATATGCAGAATCCAACTCCTATGGAGGGGTTAATGTATGGTAAATTTAAGACTTATGAGACTATTCCAATAACCAATAGAGCAATAAGGAAAAACTATACAGACACAGCCGACACAGGAAGCGACTATTTATGCTCTATCGATTACATCGATACGGAGATAGGGAATTTCATTCTTGATGTCCTTTTTACACAAAAGGAGATGGAATTTACCGAGCCGGAAACAGCTAAGATGCTTACTAAAGACCAAATATCCAAAGCAAATATAGAAAGCAATAATGGAGGAAGGGGATTTGCCCGGAATGTAGAGAAACAGATGCGGATGATTGGCAACCCCAAGACCCAAGTAAGTTGGTTTCATCAGTCAAAAAACAAAGAGGTTCGGATCTTTACCAGGTCTTCCGAGGTGATGAATCTTACTTATTTTCCTGCTGATTGGGAAAGGAGGTGGCCGGAGTTTGCGTCTCAACTGAAAACATACAGGAAGAAGGGAAAAAACGCTCACGATGACGCATGCGACGCTCTTACAGGAACTGTGGAGATGAGAGGTGAGATAGATGTTCTGTACTATAAGAAAGAGGCAATAGGGGTAAATAATCAGATATTTGTTGAAATACACCCCAATATAAACGGATTGTTTATATTGGTTTCTTATTGCGTTGCTGGCGGAAAGATATTCATGATTGATTGCTTGTTTTCCGATTCGTTAATATCTGTTGACCGACTTATTAATAAAACAGACGGGAATGTACAAATGGAGATTCCTGTAGAGATGAAACATTACGCAGACGATTATAGGAAGCTTATCGACCATGATTTGTGGGTAAGAGAAGAATCAACAGACAAGAAAACTATGATTGAATCGTATAAATCGATTATTAAAACTATCCGTTTCCCTGAATCAAATGATTCATTTTCTGCTTTAATCGCCAATATGTCTGATTATGATGGAATTAATAGTTTTGAGGCTATGTATGTATTATCTTGTGTCTGTGCTCGTGTAAAATCTTCGAATATAGTATAATAGCATAAAATAATTATCTATTTTTATTTGGACTAAATAGAAATAATTTCTATATTTGCGGTGAGGATAACAATCCCTTCGTGTGAAGATGCACGGAACCTATAATTTTTATACTATCGGATTTTTCGTTAGTGTTTTTGTCCGTAAAGACCTCTTCATTTCGTAGGGAATGGTTATCTCAAATCAGATAATCATTCTTTTTATGTCTAAATTAGGAAATTGGTTTCAAAAAAAGATTAATATATCTGTTCCCTCCATGAGAGAGACAGTAAAGGCTATTGAAAAGGATTCTAATGGGAATTTCTGGTATCTTACCAATTTCTTCTCACCATCTGGTAAAATCAAAAATGATTATGATCTAACCTTGGATCAGGATAAAGCTGATTCTCTTCTTGTATGTACCCCGTTTTCTACTGTTATAAATAAAGTCGGTTCTCTCTTTGCAAATGGGAGAATATATGTTACAGACAAGGATGGAAACGAGAAAGAGGGGTATAATGATATTAGAGAATTGCTTTCACGTCCTAACCCACTTCAAACAAGAGCTGGATTTTTTAAAGAGATTGAGATGTCTCTTAAGCTTTTCGGATATTGTCCCATTTTCACTGTAAGAGCAACAAAAAAATCATTGCCGCTCGCAATGTATGTCATGCCTGCGCAGATATTTCACATGGTTTCTTCCGGTAAACTATTCCGCCAGTATGATATAAAGGATATTGTTTCTAGCGTATACTTGGAGTGGAATGGTTTGCAGGAAGAATTATCCGATGAAGACTACTTTGTAATTTACGATAGCTCTGCAAATGTTAATGGTTCCAATCAGGATATAGAATTCTCTTCGGTTACAGACTCCCTTTCTATGCCAGTTAATAACTGGATTGCAGCAATGACAGCCAGTTATCAGCTAATTGTAAATGGTGGCCCCAAAGGTATTATTTATTCTGATTATACCGATAAGATGGGTAATCAGGCTATGACACCAGGGGAAAAAGAAATCTTGGAATCTAAACTAAAAGAAAAATATGGTATTCTCAATAAATTTCCTATCCTGACATCAAAAATAAAGCTTGGTTGGATTCCTTTGAATTATGATGCGTCCCAGCTTAAACTTCACGAAGAGGATGAACGGTGTAGTAGAAAGATATGTAATGCAATAGGTATTGACTATAGTTTATTTGATGAATCTAAATATGACAACAAAAGCATAGCGGAAAAGTCCGCTTACCAAGGTCTTATTATTCCTGATTCAGAGAAAGTAACGGAGGCTTTGACAGAGGCTATTTGCCCCAAAGGTGTTTTTATAAAGTTGGATTATACTCATATCGATTGCCTTCAACAAGATAAATCGGCCTCTTCTTCTGCATTTCAGAAAATGGCATCTTCTTTAATTCAATTAGTTGAAAAAGGTCAAATAACTCTTGATGAATCCAGGAATGAGCTGGCAAAGTTTATAGATATCGATCCTGATAATCCAAAAGGCGAATTAAAAACTAATAACTCTATTGAAAATGGACAAAACTAATAAATATAGCGGAAGAATGGGGATGCAGTATAAGACATTCTCTATTTATGCAAAAGAAGTAAATTACGACAATGAAAGCCGTACTATCAGCGGCTACGCTGCAGTCTTTGGCAATAAAGATAAAGCCGGTGATGTCTTGATTAAAGGGTGTTTCTCAAAGAGTATTCAAGACAGAGGTCCGGAAAGTTCTGCTAATGACAAAATAATTATGTTATGGATGCATAACATGAATGAGCCTATAGGTCGGATTACAGTATTAAATGAAGATGAAAAAGGACTTTATTTCGAAGCAATAATAGATGAAGTTCCGAGAGGAGAACAGGCCATAAAACAACTCGAATCCGGAACTTTGAACCAGTTCTCAATCGGATATCAGTATGTATGGGAGAATTGCGAATACGATGCGGAAAAAGACGCTTTCATAGTGAAAGAGGTAAAGCTTTATGAAATATCAGTAGTCTCTATCGGTTGTAATGGAGAAACAGAATATTTGGGGCTAAAATCCATAGAGGATGCCGAAAAAGCTTATGAAGAATTAAATACCGAAATATCTGAAGTGTGTTCAGGAATGCCTGCATCCAAACAGCAAAAGATACAAAGAATTATATCAAAAGCAATGTCACTTGCGTCATTCAGGCCGGAGATTCGGAAAGAATCTACACCTGAAGGAGAGGAAGCCGACATGCACGGCAATAAGGTAAAATCAATGTTCAAAAATTTAAAATTAAAGTAAGTATGGGAAAAGAAGTGAAAAAGGTTGAGTTTAAGGATTTCCTTGATACTAAAGGATTGTCCGAAGACGAATCTAAGGTTTTTGAAGTGTTTTCCAAGGGGCTGGATGGCTACATGGAGGCTCTTTTCGCCCAGTTTATTAAAGACGAGATTGATTCTAAGTCTATGAAAGAATCAATTGATAATGCAACGAAGTCTATCGAGGAGCTGAAGAAAGAAGTCAACGGGTTTGCAGATAGTGAATCTATCAATGAACGCTTGAAATCATTTGAAGAAACAATCGTCCGGATCAAAGCTGCGACCGAAAAAACAAAGGGAGGAACATATAAATTAAAATCTATTGAAGATCAATTGCGGGAGCAGCTGAAAGCGTATATTACCGAAAATAATAACGGTTGTTCTACGGTTGATTTGAAATCGGCATGTAAAGCATCTCCCGGTAACAAACTAGAGCTGAATCTTGTTGTAAATACGAAAGATGCTGCAGTTATATCTTCCGGTTTTTTGGCTCCTCATTACGGTGTTGAAATTGACCCGAATTTATCTGTAAATCCAAGGTCTCAAACTGTTATCCGTAATTATGCGAGTGTTTCTGGTACAAATAGTAGATCACTTATTTATGCAGAATATGTAAGTAAGGATGGTGATGCTGCATGGGTTCCTGAAGGGGGATTAAAACCGTTGATGGACGCAACTCTTGCGGAAAAGACTGTTACGGCTGCCAAAGTTGCAATTGCTGCTAAATTCACAGAAGAAACGCTTTCTGATTTCCCAAGCTTTGTGAATGAAGTGCAAACAGAAATGGTGAACAAGCTTGGTATAAAAGAAGAACAGGGGATCTTGTCAGGAACTGGAACGTCTGGTGAAATCAAAGGTGTAGCCGCAGATATGCCGGCCTTCTCTTTGACAAATTTCTATATTGACAGAGCTAATATGTTTGACGCTCTTGTGGCAGCTTATTCGCAAATCGTTTCCACCAGCGAAATGGCTTATCGTCCAAACTTAGTGCTGATGAACCCTCTCGATTATGCTTCAATGCAATTAACGAAAGACGCCAATGGACAGTATTTGCGCCCATTCCGGTACAATGACGAACTAATCCAAGGATTAAGAGTTGAGACTACTACTGCAGTAGCGCAAGGAGATTTCATCATGGGAGATTTCTCTTATTTGAATATCCGTGACTTGTGGGCTCTTTCAATCTCTCTAGGCTGGGAAAACGATGATTTCAGAAAGAATATCGTGACGGTGATTGCTGAAAAGAGGCTGATGTGCTACATCAAATCGCAATATAAGACAGCATTTGTCAAGGACAAATTCAATACAGTTATTGAAGGTATCACTAAATCAATTGATTAAAGTATGGGAAAAGAATACAATATGAATTTGACAAAACGCTACAAGGTAACGTTTATCAAAGATGGTACAATGTATAAAAGTGGAGAGGAAGTTATGGTAGGTATGCCTCTTGCCAGCAAGTTTTATGCAGAAGGTAAAATTGAAGCGACTAGCGAATTGGTTAATGATGCCAAGGCTTTAGGATGCGAAGAACTTTTCACCAAACGTAAAAAGACTAATTCATGATTATTGACGGCTCATATTTTACAGGATTGCTAAGTCTCGGTATAATCTGGGATATAGACGATGATTCAATCACAAGAAAAGCAGAACGGGATAATCTCCAATCGTATATCGATTTATACGAGAGAGGGTTCCTCCGAATGGTCTTGGGAAAAAGTATGAGCCGTGAATTCATAGAATATCTTCTATCAGGCAAAAATGATATCGATAAATGGGAAAGGTTGAAAGAAAAGCTTTCCAGTAAAGGGTATAGCCCAATCGCTAATTATGTGTATTTTCACTATGTTAGACGGTGTGGGGTAGTACAAACTCCGGTAGGGACTGTATATGCCTCTGATGATAAAAAGGCGGATCCAAATCCTCTTTTGATTTCTGCTTGGAATAATATGGTGCAGATGAATGAAGATTTGTATGATTTCCTGGAATCAAATAAGGAATATAACGGCTTTGTTTTTAACACAACCATGCTTGAATTCATAAATGGACTGGGAATATGAAATCAATAAATGACATATTCAGAGATATTGTAGATAATACTGCTAAAATATATGGTAGTAATGTTTCCTATATGTTTGGAGATTGGGAATATATTGCCGGTCAGTTAACAGAATGGAGCCAGTCACAAGAAACGAGTAAACTGAAGTTTCCTATAATATGCCTGTATTCCCCATATATTGAGGATCGTACATCTAAGGTCCCAAACGCCAGTCTTGAGTTTATTATCATGGTAGATACTCGGAAGGAGTATCTTAATGAGGAAAGGGAAAGAGTGTCGTTTGTCAATGTTCTCCGGCCTGTTTATGATGCTTTCATAAAAAGCATACTTGCATCGCCGGACATTGTTAATGAATATAACGGTGTAATTCCTCATTTATACACGGAAAACTACCGATATGGCAGAAAAGGAGTGGAAGCTGACGGTAAACCATTTAGAGATTTCATCGACGCTATTGAGATAAAGAATTTAAATATTAAAATTAAAAATATTAAGTGCTATGGCAATAGATTTTAGAGAATGTGCCGGTGTAGCTCAATTTAATACCGGTACTTCAAAATGTTTGCTTGATCCTGGAAAGGTAAAGGCTATTATCCTGACAATGCACGGGTACAAACTTCCGGAAAATGCAACTGCAGAACTGTTGGAAGCCGCTTGTCACGATGACAGACCTAATCGAATCTTCCCGATCAAAACTATTATTGAATATGCTCCGTCTGGTGGCGAAGCAAACAAGAATGCTACTGGATATGGTCCTACTAAAATTACTTCCTATTCTGCAAAGGATGATGTCTGGACTGTAGACGAATACGATGCAAGTTTGAAAGCAAACCTTATGGCTGCCAAAGGCGTCGCTTTTGATGCGTACTTTGTAGACGATAACAATGTTGTGTACGGCATGAATGATGGAACCGGCATTCTTGCAGGTATTCCTCTTTCCGGTGTTTATCCGGGTGGACAAGACTGGGATTCATCCGGTACGGAAGCCAACCTTACCGTAGGTACGATGTTCAAGGACTACGAAAAATACGTAAAAAATGCCGATTATAAGGTATATAAGTTTGATGTGGTGGAAGCCTTGAAAGGACTTGTGTATGTTGAACTCGTAAAACTCGACACTGGAGAAAACAATTATAAACTAAGAGAGCATTTTGGTGGCCTTGATGTTACCTCTTTCTTCGGTGCGGCATTGGCTGAAGGTGCAACAACTTGTTTTGACGGTAGCGTATCTGCTGTTAAATACGAAAATGGAAATCTGGTTATCACGGCAACCGGTACTCCTTCCTTGAAGTCTCCGAAGGTTCTGCAAGAGAATGGTGTTGTCGGCATTGAACAATGGGTATCATGAAAGTCGAGGGAATCAATTTCGTAGACGAAGAAGTGCGGAAAATGAAGAAAAAAGAGTTTATTGCTAAACATAAAGTCCTTTTTTCTGACCGGACTGAAGTTGAAAAAGAAAATATCCTCTCTGATATCTACGATAGGATTGTAGGCGTCAGGTCTCCTTTAGAGGATACTATTTAAAGTGGTTTGTTTTCAGGAAGGGGGAGGGCATTTGCCTTCCCTTTTCTCTTATAATTTGCGTATGGCTACAATAAAAGAAGCATTGGATAATGTGACAGCTTTTGTTAATGGGTTTGAAGGAGAGATTCAAAATACCATGGATTCAAACAAATCTCTTGTTAGAGAATTTGTGACAGAGCAGTTGTATTCAGGTGTAAATGGGAATGATAAACCATTGCGACCGACTTATTTGAATGACCCTTGGTTTGCTACTGATGAAGCCGGGAAGTGGAAGAACAATGCAAAGGGGTACGCTAAGATGAAGAAGAGGATAACAAGCCCGACCCCTTCTTTTCAAGGTTATCCGGCCAGGGATATTTATACTCCCAACCTCATTATAACAGGGGAATTCTATGATTCTATACGTGTCTCTTCGTCCTCAAAGGGATTGAAGATAGAAACGAGAGGAAGCGATATAGGACCGGATATAGAAAGGAAGTATGGAAGTGCTATATTGGGAGTAGGAGGGAAGTCCCGTGAATACTTCCTCAAATATGTACTTAACCCGGCTCTCAAAAATTACTTTTCAAAATTTGGCGTATTATGAGTTGTTGGTGTCAAGGTAATAAACGGCTTGCTTCTGTAGAGAAAATGCGGGAAATCGCAAAGAAGGCGGCTAAAATGGAGAAATCTGTGTATATTCTATTCAGAAAAGAGGATGGCAGTATTTGGTATGCAAAAGAGGGAGAAGATTACAAAGGCGTTTTCGTCGAATATATATATCCGTAATACGAAGAATAGAATAATATTTAGGGTGCATGGTTAGAAAAATTACGGGGGTTATACAAAAGTCATAGGAAAAATAGAACAATAAAATACCGTCGAGAAAAAAATAAAATAATTGTTTGCCAAATAATAAAAACTTGCTATATTTGTAGTGCGATACAGCTTGGGGAAGCGCATATAAGATACTAAGTATTTCCATAGAGTTGGGAATATATAAACGGTGCCGAAAGATCCTCAAGCGTTCGGCACTGTTTTTTTATATTCCTGTGTGTGAAAGGGCACACTACGAAAATTGTATGAATGATATTCAGATTTTCAAAAATGAAGCTTTCGGTGAAGTTCGTGTAGCCGGAACAAGTGAAGAACCATTATTCTGCTTGGCAGATGTTTGTAAAGTACTTGAGTTAGGAAATCCCAGTCAAGTAAAAACAAGACTTTGTGGTGAGGTCATTACTAATGAGGTCATCCCGGACTCTCTTGGTAGACCACAAGAAATGATTTTTATTAATGAAGACGGTTTGTATGATGTAATACTTGATAGTCGTAAGCCACAAGCTAAAACTTTTCGTAAATGGGTAACTAGTGAAATCCTTCCTTCTATCCGGAAGCATGGCATATACGCTACTGATAATGTTATAGATCAAATCTTAAACAACCCGGATTTTGGTATTGAGATTCTTACTAAACTAAAAGAAGAACGATCGGCACGCATTGAAGCAGAGAAACAGGTAGCAGTACTAACTCATGTCAATAAGACCTATACATGTACGGAGGTTGCGAAAGAGATAGGGCTTAAATCAGCAATTGAACTTAATAACCGTTTAAAAGAACTTGGCGTACAATACAAAGTTAATCAGACGTGGGTACCATACACTAAATACTCTACGCTTGGTTGGTTTGATATAAAGCAAGAGGTTGCTGACAACGGACATATTATCTACCATAGAAAAATTACCGGAATTGGTAGGCAAGGGATCATCAATCTGTTGGCATTGTAATTAATCAAAGAAAGGGCAGCCCTGAAGCTACCCTTTCCCGCTGATTGGCGTCAACTAATGTGCCGGACCGAAGCCCCCTAACACAACTCTATTTCTTGTTTATCAAATCCAGCATCATCCTGTTTGTCTCGACAGCGAGTGCGGACATCAAGAATCCATCCTTGCACATCTCATGTACTTGACCGAATATCCGCTTTAGATTCGATTCCATGGTTTCTTTCGGGTTGTACGCAACTTCTTCCTTTCCGTAGGGTATCAATCCACCGTAAGTGTTTCCGTGCTTCTTGCGACCGCTGGCGAGCGTTTCTTGCAATGTCTTGTTGAACTCCTTCACCTGCTTTTTGACGATGCGCTCTGCGTACTTGGTGCAACGCTCGGATCGGAGCTTCTCTTCCATTTCGTTGAAGGCGTTGATGTAGGCTTCCTTGAACTGGGCGGCTACCTTTCCGGTGAAGCCCATGGCGAAGAAGGTGAAGCCGTCACGGGTCATGTAGTACATGGGATATGTTTTGCTTACATTCCCATTTTTCTTTGTATAGTCAGATAATCCAAAATTGGCTTGTCTGAAATTTATGCTACATTCTAACTGATTTATAGCCCTTAAGACTTTACCATGTTCTTTGTGGAAGTAGTCCGCAACCACCAAAGAAGAGGTCACGGCTTGACCGTTTTTCGCTTCTACCAAATCAATCCTATCGGTAGACCATAATTCCAAACTTCTTGTTTCCATAATGATTTTATTTAATGTGTTGATACTATCGTGTCGCTCTTGCTTAGCACATGAAAAACCTGTCGTTATCATTGCCGAACATCTTATATCCGGCAAGCAGGCATAATACAATGATTGTAATTTCTGGCATATTCGTATATTTTAATGGTTAATCTCCTACGTAATGAGCACCGTATCTTCCAGTACTAGCCGTATAGTAAGCCGATGTCGGTATGCTCTTATTATTGTACCCCTTATCCATTGTGGCCTTAGCAGCGTTGCTCATGGCTTCATGTCTTTCCGCCAAAAACTGATCCGTTCTAGCCTTAACCGCTTCCTGTGAGCAGTATTCTTGCAGTTTCGCAAGACTCCAAGCTGATTTCAGACATTCGGAGAACGTTCTTTCGTTGCCGGCACGTTTGTAAGAGCGCCAAGCGGATTTCATTATTTGGGATAAGTTGTAACGTTTCATATATTTATATACTTTAAATGTTTATTTCTGATGCAAATATACATATTAAGTTTATTGTGATATTCATTATTTGGTTAAATAAAGTGAAATAATAAACTTTTAATGTTTATGGTTGATGAAAATAAACATATAGGGTTATATTTGCACAGAAAAACCGATAAACATTTAAAGTATATGGAAATAAGATTAAAAGAGTTATGTCAATTAAAGGGGACTACTCAAAAAGAATTAGCTGCTAAATTGGAAGTAACAGAAATGACATTGAGTAGGGCTTCAAAAGGGAATACATCTATTCAATTGCTTGAAAGAATCTCTGAAGAGTTAAATGTTGAGATATGGGAACTATTTACAGAAGCTAGAGATAGTCGAGATTTTATGGCAATAGTTAAGGACGGGAAAAGCTATTATAACGCTACAACTTTAGCCGAATTAGAAAAAATTGTGGCTGAAATCAAAGAAAAGTAAAAGAATATTTGCTTTTTTGTGTGTTTGTGTGTTAATTTGTTGCATTGTATAACATAAAACACACAGTCATGGAAGGTTTCACACTATTTGTATCTATCGTAATCATCGTATTCGGAATATTACAAATTATTCTATTTTTCAAGTTATGGGGAATGGCCAATGATGTGAAGAAGATAAGGAAAGCAATTTCTCCGAATAAATCAGAAGATTCAATCAATATTAATGAAACATCCGTAACTCCTTCTGATATAGAAATAATTGATAATTTTGGTTCAATAACCAAACAGAAACCTACAATGTAGTATCAGTTCTAATTATAATATTCGCCCCGCCAAATAGTGGGGCTTTTTATTTAATGCTAGAAAAATCACCTAAAACCAAAGAAAGGTAAGGAAATATTTGCATTTGTGTGCATTTGTATGTTATTTTGCCTCTGTACAACCATAATACACACAAAATATGAATAGAATATTTCTAATATTTGCCTTGCTGTTTCTTATAGGATGCAGCGAAAATACTAATACAGACTTAAAAGAGGGAGAAGATCCTAATCTTGGTATGGAAGTATATTCTGCACATTGTAAATCATTTGATAATAAATACGCTGCTTCTTTTTTATCTGAAAAGATAGTCATGGCTCTTATAAATGGTGAAAGTTCATTTACTATTAATGATATAATATGGGAAAGAAGCCTTGAAAAGCTAGATGATGAAGAGCTAGGATATGGGGAGCATAAGGCGTATACTTTAGTGGATCTTAATTTCTTTAGAAATACCTATAACCTGTTTACCTTATATAGAGCAGCAAAGACACAATATCTGTTTTTTTACGATGAAAAAGGCAAGGTGTTGAACCAACCCAATAAAACTCCCATTACTAATATTAAAACAAACTGTCCATGGGATAAAGATTGTATGATATTAGGTATAGATCAGACCGAAGAAGATACCTATTACGTGTATGACTATAAAGGGACGGAAAAGGAAATTCTTAAATATAAAGGGAAGTATAATATTTTAGGAATGTCGTGGGAGAGTATCGAGGATAATAGATATTTTTCTTGCTCAAATAATGCGATTTGCCTTATTTCATTCCAAGATAAAGAAATAAAAATAGACAGTGAAATCAATCTTCCCGATTATATAACAAAACTTTATCCTAATGAAGAAAATATTCCCCAAATAAACAAAGTTGTGGATTATGAAGTAAATAAAGAGAGGTGTAAAGTAGAATTGGAAGTTATTTTGTTTAATAGTCAAAAAGAAATTGTAACAATAATATTGAACTCTAACACAGGCGACATCATCGCCCCTAACCAAATAACACAATAGAATCATGAAAAAAGAAAACATTCAAAATGGAATTGCCATTCAGTCCGGCAAAACCACAGACAGCATGGAAAAACTGACAAAATTATGTGAGCAAGAAGCTGAAAAGATGTTGTCAACTATCGAAATTCCTGAAAACGAAATTGTTTCCGTTCCTTTTTGGGTTCAAGAGCCCGGATTCCCCGAACTTATCTGTGTGGGAAAATTCAAAAGGGATGAAAGCGGAAAGGTTGTTTACGAATTAGATTTTTCGGAGTCAACATTGTAACCCATTCCCGCCCTTCGCAAGAGGGGCGGTTTTTGTTTCTAATATTATCTTAAATAAATTCGCTAAATGTGCGAATTTGAAAATAAAATGCTATATTTGTAGCATCAATAAACAGCTATGAATGTAGAATTTGAAAAAGATTATTTAGCAGACCTATACGAAAAAGGTAAAACGACCGATAAAAAACATCGGTTTCAACCTAATATAGTAAAGGGATATTTAAAGTGCGTGAAGGTCTTGATGAGTATCTCCAGAATGGAGGATTTATTTACTTTCCAATCTTTAAATTATGAGAAATTGAAAGGTGATAAAAAGGGGATTTCTTCTTTGCGTATAAACGACCAATATCGTTTGGAATTTAGGGAAATACCTAGTCAAAGCGATCAATCAATAATAGAAATTTGTTCAATAGTGGATATAACGAATCATTATAAATAAGGATATGGGAAAATTAGCAAACAATTTACAATCGTTCATTCCGTACCATCCCGGAGAGTTGGTAAAAGATGAGCTGGAATACCGATCTATAAAGCAGAAAGATTTTGCCGAGAAGTTCAGTATTTCGTATAGTGTGCTGAATGAGGTTCTAAATGGGAAAAGATCCATAACTTCAGAATTTGCATTAGTCCTAGAAGCTGCTTTGGGGATTAAGGCGGATGTTTTGGTTAGGATGCAGACAGATTATAATTTGGATATGGCTAGAAGTAGCGATAAGATGAAGGAAAAGCTTAATAATATAAGAAAAATTGCGGCAGCATTATAATTTCGAGGGAGCCCCTGACATTGTTTAATAAAAATAAAGCGGAGGTTACTCCGCTTTTCTTTTGTCGTTTTATCTTATCTTTATTGATTCTAAATAGCTTGTAAAATTCGCCAATTCTTTTTATATTTGTGCGGAAACTGTGTCAAGTGGCATGGTACTTAATTCGCACGTTATATGGCTAATGAATTAAAAATTACCGATGTAGTCGATCAGAAGGCAATCACCCAGTTACAGAATCTTAAAAAAGAGATTGACGAATCCTACAATTCCTACAAAAATTTCATTGAATTATTAGCTAAAGGTATGCAGGATAAACCTGCGTCATTTCAGGATTTATCCAATAAGTCAGCTAATTATAACAAAGTCTTGAATGAGCTTATTTCTACCCAAAATAAGCTGGCTGATTTACAGAAAGAGCATGAAACTCTTCTTCAAAGAATAACCCAACAAACCAAAGAGAATGTCGCTCAAATATTGGCTGAAGCAAGGGCTAACGACCTTAATGCTGCAGCTGAATTAAAGGCTCAAAAAGCTAAAACCGAGGAATTAAAACAGCAAAAGCTAATAAATCAGGAAAGTCGAAATCAAAAAGTAACCGAAGAGCAAATTGCGAAAGCTCTTAGCGAAAAAGCAAAGAGCGCCAGACAAGCTGCAGAGCAAAATAGAATATTAAGAAAGGCTGTTAAAGATGTTGATTTGACAGAGCAGGACGCTATTCGGACAATTGAAAAATATAATAAGAAGATAGAGGAAAACGAAGAAATTCAAGATAGGGTTTCGGATAAGATGACTCTTAGAAAAAGAGGTATTGGTGATTATTATAATAGTATAATCAATGCTTTAAATTTGAATAAGGGATTTGGCAGCTCTTTAACTGATTTAGCATCTGATAGTGACGGGATTGCCGGGTTTATGGATAATATTAAGAAAAATTCATTAGCTCTAGGATCTACAATAAAAACTTTATTTACCAATCCTGCTTTTCTTTCGATTGCGGGAGCCGCTGGAGTTGGAACATTGTTTAAATTCTGGTATGATTATAATAGTGGAATAGTAGAAGCTACAAGATTAACGGCTCAATTTACAGGAAAATCAGGAGATGACCTCAAAGTGTATCGTAGCGAGGTTCAGACATTGGCTGATTATTATGGAAAGGATTTTAAGGAGACCTTAATGGCTGTAAATTCTGTATCAGAACAATTTGGTATAACTTCCGAGGCAGCCTTACAAATAGTGAAGGACGGTTTTATAGCCGGAGCAGATGCAAATGGTCAGTTTTTGGATAATCTAAAAGAATATCCGGCATATTTTAAAGAAGCTGGAATATCAGCCGATCAGTTTGTTGCGATCATTGCAGAAACTAATAAACAGGGTATATTCTCCGACAAAGGTATAGATACAATAAAAGAAGGAAATATACGTCTCCGAGAAATGACAAAAGCTACAGCAAGTGCTTTGGATGGGATCGGAATAAGTTCTAAGAAGGTTCAAGAAGAATTAAGCAAAGGTTCTCTTACTACCTTTGATGTCATGCAAATGGTTTCTGAAAAATTGAACGAACTACCAGAAAGCAGTGCTGTTGTAGGTACTGCTATTGCAGATATATTCGGTGGTCCCGGAGAAGATGCCGGATTGAAGTATATTAAAACTTTGAAGGATATTTCTTCTAACTTGGATGAAGTTAAGGATAAGGTTGGTGATTTAGGGAAATATGAAGAGGATTTATTAGACAGTCAAACCAGACTTTCTAAAGAAATTGCATTATTATTTGATAAAACAGGAGGAGCATTTGAAGGAATGACCTCTAAGGTCAAAATATTTATAAATGATGTTTTAGCCGATTTAATTAGCGATGTTAGAAGTTTGTTCGATACGATAGAAGATATCTCAAATAGAGACGAAGCTGCCGCAAAACAACTCGGAGAAGCTGTTGGGGCTGATATGGTAGAAAGTAGATATGCTAACATAGAAAAAGCTCAAGAGAAATATATAAAGCAGGGTATGGATAAAAATAAAGCTTTGGAAAAAGCAAGGCAGGATCAATTGAAAATTCTTAATTTATCATTGTATCAAGAGGAAGAGTATTACCAAAAGACCGTAGATGCGAATAAGAAATACAATAAAGAAATGGAGGATGCTTCATTTCTCCGACAAGGTTTAGGATTAGATCGTACCAATAGCCAAATTAATGAAGATATAAAAAAAACATGGGAAGAGCGTATGCGCCAATTGGCGGTTATTGAATCTTTAAAAAAACAGATAAACGATATAACAAATTATGTTCCAGCACCCAAAGAAGGTGGAGGAAAGCCATTAACCAAAGAAGAACTAGAAAAACAACAGAGAGAAGCCGAGAAAGCAAGAAAAGAACTGTTACGCATTCAGCAAGAATACCAACAATCAGAATTAGACTTGATGGATGAAGGACTAGGAAGAGAGTTGGCTGCAATTCGTCTTAATTATCGAAAACGGATTGATGCGGTTAAAGGGTATAGTCAAGAAGAAATTAAAACTAGAGAGAACCTGACTATTGCCATGGAAGATGAATTATCTGAAAAGATCTATACGTATAATCAAAATAAAGAGAAAGTCAATTTACAGAATCGTTTGGAGGCTCTTTCTACTAACTCTAAAGATGAATTGGATCAAAGGCTTAGCATCCAATTACAAGTAAACGAAATACTAAGAGATGCAGAGGTAAAAGCCGCAAAAAAATCTGGAGAAGATGTGGAAGCTGTCAACAAGAAATATGATAAAAAAGCCTCTGACATTGCGGTAAAAAATGCTCTTGAAAGAATCGGTCTGATTGAAAAGAATACTAAGAAAGAAACAAATATAGTCCAAAGTTCAGCAGAAGATCAACTCCGTGCTGTCGAATTGCAATATAGAAAAGGAGAAATCAATGAAAAGAAATACCGCCAAAAGACATACGAAATAACCAGAGATTCTATTCTGGCACAATTACAATTGCTTGAAGCCCAATTGAAGGCAGAGTTAGCCGCTCTTGATCCAGCTGATACCAAAGCTGATACCATAAGAGAGAAAATTGAAAAAGTAAAGAAAGAAATTCAAGCATTAAATGGGGAATTGGTAAGCTTGGATTTAGGAAAGGAAGAAAAAGACAGGCAGGACTGGGCGGATAAATTTATCGACGTTATGTCTAACATGAGAGATAAAACAGAGGAATATTTGGGAGAAACTGCCAGTATATTTAGTTCGTTCTATAATGTCATTGGTATATTAACAAAACAATTTGCAGAAACAGGTAATTTTTCTCTTTCCAAATGGTGGGAAGATTTAGATCCTACGGAAAGAGCATCAGTAATATTACAAGCTTATGGTGAACTCTTTAATGGAATAACCTCTATGGTGACTTCTGCCTTTGATGCTCGCATTGAGCAAATAGAAGAAGAGAAGGAAAAGAACGAGGAAGCCGGAGAAGAAGAGATAGAACGTATCGAAAACCTTGTCGAAAGCGGGGTAATAACCAAGGAGGAGGGAGAAGCTAAAAAGAGAGCAGCCGAGCAAGCAACAGCAGATAAAAACAAGGAACTGGAAAAGCAAAAAGCCGAATTGGAGCAAAGGCAGGCCAAGTGGCAAAAGGCTAACTCTATCGTTCAAACCACTATTGCCACCTCTCTAGCAATAATGCAAGCCTTTGCGCAGGCCGGACCTATTGCCGGTGCTGTTCTTGCAGCTGTTATAGCTGCCATGGGAGCCGCCCAAATTGCAATTATTGCCGCTCAACCTGTACCCAAATACGCAAAGGGAACCAAAGACCATCCCGGAGGATTGGCTATTGTCGGTGATGGAGGCAGACAGGAAGTGATTGAAACGGATAACGGAGCTTATATCACTCCATCTGTCCCCACATTGGTAGATATTCCAAAGAGAGCAAGAGTTATCCCTAATTTGGTGGATTATCGCAAGATGTCTTTGCATTCTGACGCTTTGATGCTGGATAGGCAAAGGAGAAGTAACGACGGTGATCCGGTGATTGTCAACGTTAATAACGATTATACGAGATTGGAACGGAAATTTGATGATTTGTACGGAGAAAGTCGAAAGACCAACCGAACATTGAGAAAAATATCAAGAGCGTCTGATATGCGTTCGATTTTAAGAAGACTGTAATAACCAAGAATAAGTAATATGGAAAAGATTACATTAAAGGTGGAATTAGAAAGAGATGATATATCTTGTATATTTAGCCTTTCGGGAAATAAACTGTCTGAAGCATTGTGGGATAAAATGAAAGGCAAGGATTGCGTCGTACATGATGAAGATCTGGGAGAAAAATCTGTAGCCTTAAAAATGCTGTTTAGTTCTATTGTTATAGAAAAATTATTAAAAAAAGAATGTCCAAATATAAAAACAAACAGTTCAAATCTGGCTTCTAGTAAAGGTGGTTTTGCTGAAAGAATAAAGGCTATGGAACAAGAAAGAGAAGGTATGAGAAAGAGGCTATGCCCACCCGATCTAACTAATGATGAACCAATTGTTTATTAACATAACATAATCAACGTGTGAAGGAGAACGTAAAAACTATGCTATACACCGACCTAGACAAAATCCCATTGGATACATTCATAGATGTATTTACCGGAGATAAAAGCAAGCTTATTATCGAAGGGGAACACTCTGAAGAAGAACTTTCTGAACAATCGGAAAAGCTTATCACCGAATACATGGAAATAATCGGAGGAGCCTCTTTTCTATCAGAAATGTCCCAAAGAAACAATATCATCAACCTTCACATAAAAATTGAGTGCATGAAGGGAGTTGAGATCATGATTAAAAACAAGGATTGGGCGGACGCAGCGCATATTCTTTCAGAGTTTGGATTCTCTTATTTCCCTTCCGAACACGATAAGATACGCAAGAAAGCGGCTTCCATCCTTTCTATGAGTAAATATATGCTTGAGCGGATAAATGCCAAGGAAAAGCCGGAAAGTGCCTCAAAAATGGATAAAAACTACTTTGTCCGTGAACGTGTAGCCGTTATGTCTCATTACGGGATGCAGATCCGGAAGAATGAGATCAGCGCAAAGGAATACGCCTTCATGGTAAAGCGTATGTGTGAAGATGTAAAGTCTATGAGTAAATCAATAAAACGTAAATAGTTATGGATGAGGAAATATTTCAGAAAGCTATCGAACTGAAAAATAGTATCTCTTATGTACAGGGGATAATTCGAGAAATGACCAAAAATAATGCCAAAATTGTGATATATAATGGAATTGATAATCATATCCATGTAGATTCTGCATTAACGCCAATATTAAAAAATGCCATGGAAAAAGAATTGGCAAGATTAGATATTGAGTTTAAAAAACTTTAATAATAAACAGATATGTATTTCAGATGCCAGATATTGATAAACGGAATATCCTACGAAGCAACCGACGATCTCAAAAATTGGGATGATTTTGAATTGGCTTACAAAAGGAGTAGCTACGATGGGGTTATCCGGTCTTTTAGTACACAATTTGAGTTTGTCAATCGTTCCTATGACCTTTTGAAGGAGGAGTTTTATAAAAACTACCTTTCCTCTAAAGCCGGTATTGTTTTTTATAAAAGAAACAATAGTTGGAACTGGGACGAAGTTTTCAGGTGTGCACTGGATTTCTCTACTTATTCGGAAGATGGTTCTGTAGTTTCTATTAATGCTATTGATAATACTCTAGCCGCTATTATTAAGGCGAAGAAGAGCATTCAATATGAATATCTGGTAGCTGATCTTCAGACTAGCAATCTAAAGTATGACGGTCTTAAATTTCAGTATGAAGGCAAATATACATTAGGAGGATTATCTTACGAATCGGATGGAGTAGCATACATAAATATTCAAAAGACTTTTGCTTCCACAAGCAGTCCTTACCATTACTCGATACCTTTATACAAACTAGAAAATAGTGAACTCCCAAAATTGGATTCTCCATTGCGTTTTGACGACGTATCTTTCACAGAACTATCAAATTTAAATGAATGTTCTCCATTTATAGAAGCCCTATCTGACATTTACGTTGATATTAATTTTAGGACTGATTACTACGTAACAACATACGCTGGAGGAATTGAAAAAATATTTCTATTGATATTTAAAAAAGATTCTGCAGGGAGCGTTACAGAGATCAAATCTTATGAGAGTGATGGATTTTATAAATATATAAATGACGTCATATCCAATGTTTATTTAGCAAAGGGAGAATCTCTAATTTTTGCAATACGTATATATTTCAGTAGGAATGTTGGTAATAATATCGATATCGCTTTCCCTAATTTTTCATTCAGTATAAATTTTAAATCTAGGATAAACTCTATTGATGTTAACGTAATTTCTCCCAACACCATCCTTTCCAAGCTATTGGATAGCATGACAGAAAACACGATAGACCACGAAGGGGTTATTGATGTAACACTTCCATCATCTGGAGGAATTACTCCAATTGAGTTTAACCGACTATTAGAAAGGACGTATATCATGGCTGCTGAAAGTGCTCGTGGACTTCCTAAAGCTAAAATATACACCTCTTACAAGAAGTTTTGCGAATGGATGGAGGCGGAATTTGGCTATGTGCCGGTTATAAATGAAAACACCGTAACATTTATGCACCGTGATAAGCTGTTTAGTTCAACGGTAGTTAAGGACTTGGGAACAGAAATAAACGACTATGAATTTTCTGTGAACGATTCTTTAATCTATTCCTCTGTGAAAGTTGGGTATGACAAGCAAGATTACGATTCAATTAATGGGCGTGACGAGTTCCGCTTTACCAATGAATTTAGCACAGGCTTAAAACTAACCGACAATACTCTTTCTCTGATAAGCCCGTACCGTGCCGATGCTTACGGGATAGAGTTTCTGGTACAGAAGAGGGGAGAAGATACAACGGATAACGATAGTGACAATGATGTTTTCTTCGTAGAATGTGATGATTCCGTACCGGTAGACCAGCCTTTGCCCTTATACAGACCATATACTGAAGACCAGCTTTCCGGTCTGCTAAGTCCGGACACAATGTTTAACCTCAATTACTCCCCACGCTTCATGTTGGAAGCCAACAAGAAATATATTGGAGCATGTACTAACCTTCTTAAATTCGCGTCTTCCGATGGGAATAGTGATGTTTCTATAGACGGAGTAAAGGAAACGGATGATTTCTCAATCCCTGAAAGATTATTTACGGTATCAGAGGTAGAAATAGAGACAAGTGATATTGGTGTTCCTAATGATTTGGTAGGTTTAATATCATTTGAGAACAAAGGTGAAACTATAACTGGGTATATTAAGCAATTAAAAATAAATATTGGTAAAGAACAGGCGACCAGCTATAGCCTAATTGTGAAAAATGTAGAAACATAAGGTAAAAGAAGGAGCTAAATGTGGCATTATCTTTTATCAATTAATTTTTTGTGATTATTATAATAATTACTATATTTGCGATGAAGTGTCATGCGGCACCTTACCCATTTAAGAACGAAAAGACTGTATGATTAAAATCGGTGACATATGTCCATTGTTCTTTGATCCTATAAAGAACAAATTTCAGCAAGATGTAGACTATATCCAGCGTTTCCACGCAAATGATAGCATCTTGATACAAATCTTTTCAAATGACCCTTCCCATACTGTAAGAGCTTACCTTCATGATTTAATATCTAAGGTACAGACTAGTATTTATCTACTGGAATATGAAATTAATAATAGTACAAAAATGTACTATTATAATATTACGGGTCTGTCAGACTCCGTATATGAAATAGAAGTAGCAGACGCTTCCGGAGATTTTCGAGTTTTGAGTGAGCCGTTTGCGGTTTGCTCTGACAGCCTTTTACTCGAAGAAACATCACTTATTTCGTATTCTCATAAAGATAATAATTCTCCATTTGATAATATTTTTTGGATTGATGATGAACAGCAGATATTCAATTTCAGACTAGAAGCCGGATTTAAACCTGCAGGATATTCCCCACAGGTTGAAAATGAACAATTCCGAAACCAAAAGCAGGAAATTATAGAACTATATTCTATTCCATACGACACGTTTTCTTTAACATGTGGAAACGCATCAGGGATTCCGTACTGGTTTGCGCAGTTTATCAATAAAATCCTATGTGTCTCTGATTTCAAGGTTAATGGAAGGGGATATGTGCGCTCCGGAAATTCCACTCCAGAAATATCTCCTATTTCAGAAGATGGTCAGATGTTTTCCATGTCAATCGCATTAGAGCCAGTTATAAATGATATAACAGGAATAGGGGGAATACCAGGGCGGGCTTCTGCTATAAATTTAGTTGGATTCAATGTAGACAATCCTAAAAATGGTGAGATGCTTCAATATGATGAAGCTAAAGTCGCTTTTATTAATACTAACAAGATTGAGGTATAATGAAGAAGCATATATCCAAAATATTATGGCATGGTAGTGATGTAGATGAGAAAGGTGCTCCTATTTATCCCCCTGCAGTTGTAGATAATCCATCTTCAGAGGAAGATCATTCTCTTGAAGGATTAAACAGGGGAGAGGTGTACATACATGATGAGGATTCTTCACCAAGAATTGTTATTCAAACCAATAAAGGAAATGTAAAAGAAATAGGAGGTTCTTCTTCATTAAGCAAAGACCTCATAGTAACTTCTCCACAAGTGGGTTTTGTCAAGCCGGGGAAAACTCTTCATAAAGGTATGTCTTATGAAGAAATCTTTATTTCAATATTTAGTGGTATAAATAATGCTTCTTTGACAGGACGTATCTCTACTCCAAATGACGTTGAATTTGGGACAGCTAAAGGAGTAATTACTTATACTTCAAATAGAGGAAGTCAAGGGAAAATAACAAAGGCTTATTATGACGGAAACGAAGATAACAAAATAGAGTTCTCTCCTGAATCTAATGGAGTTCAGACAGCTACAAGAACATTAACCGGGCAGTATACTAAAAATGAGACATATACAGCAACGGTTGTATACACAGCAAGTGAAGATGGGACTATACCTGGAATAACTTTAACGGATAGAATTAGTGTAAATGTTCATCGAAAATGGTTTGCAGGAATATGTAATTCAATTCCCGTATCATCTGCCGAAGTGCGTTCCTTGCCATCTAACGGGCTTTATAATGGGAGCGGAACTTACAAATTCTCTGTTGATAAGTGGAAGATGGTTGCTGTATGTATTCCGGCTGATGTGATAAAGGAATTGACATTGACCGCTTACCCAGGGAACTTCATTGAAGATACAGGTATTACTACCGGTCCAGTGGATATTTTCGTAGAAGGAGCCAATGGAAGTTCCGCTATTAATTATAAGATGTGGATCGTTCAAACACCGGGATTGAATGATGCTGATACGTTTACCTTTAAAACAGCATAACGACTATGGTAAAAATAAACGGAAGTAGTTTTGCATTACAATATAAAAGAACAACAGGAAGACCTATTGATTCTACTGCAACTTTCAAAACTTTGGAGGATGCTACATCTTACGCTCGTAATACAGATGCTGAAGAATATTTTCCTTATCCAGGACAGATTATTTCCGTAGAAGTAGACGGAGGAATATATAAATTACTGATAGATACTGAAATTCCAGACACAGATGGAAGAAAGCATTATAAACTATCTCCTATAAATACAGGAGAAGAGTCTGACGGTAAATATATCAGTAAAATAAAAAACGATGAAGCTAAAGGAAATATAACTTTCCTTGCTGGTATTGACGTTAAAACAAAGGCTGTTATTCAAAAAATAATAGCTGAATATGCAACTTTCTCCAAAGAAATTTCATCTGAAGAATATGTCCAGAACTTACTTGGCTGGCTGATAACCCCATCCGGAGATATAGATGCGAAGTCGTTGCGCCTACGTGATTTCCTTGAAGTGCCGGAATTGCGATATAACCGGGTATCAGTTATCACGGGTGAGGAATGGAACGCACCCGGAGGCGGTATAATCGAATCAGTGGACGAAGAGAACAGCATCGTTTACCTGAAGCTTGAACCGGGCGAGGTTGCAGCTGTTGAAGTGGATGATATTTGCAAGGCTAACTTTAACAATGACACAGGCTTTCAGACAACCTATTTCCGGATCACCGAAAAGCTGGATAATGGTTCTTTTAAATACGTTCTCCGCAGCGGATATACTTACCATCCTCAAAAGGCTATGCACTTTGTTTGCTACGGTAACTTCACCAATGCGGAACGCCAGAAGTCGAGCTATTCCACGCAGAATTATATCCGTTTCCTTAAAGGTGTAAACAACTGGGAGATCACAAAGGATATGATTGCCATGCAGTTGGGAGACCTGTCTAACCTGAAACTGTTTGGAATAGATATGACCGGGTATAGTGCATATCTTAACAGAATCTACATGACCGGTACGATCAAACAGATTTCAAACGATGGTGTGACGGAAGTACCGGTTCCGGCTTTCAAAGGTGAATGGAAAGCGGGGATGTATTGGTATTACGACGAAGTAACCCACAACGGAAGCACATGGATTTGCATTGAATCTACGACTACGCAGGAGCCGTCAGATTCTTCTACTGACTGGTTGAAGGTTGTTTCTAAAGGGGAAGATGGGCAAGATGGACAGGATGGAAAAGACGGTAAAGGTGTACGGATTGTCGATGTACTTTATTACCTCTCTACATCCTCTAGCTCCCTTGTTGGTGGATCATGGTTAACAACACCTCCTGCGTGGGTTAACGGAAAATATATGTGGAGCAAGACCAAGGTCACATATACTGATAATACCACTAGTGAAACAAGTCCTGTTTGTATTACCGGTTCTAAAGGTTCTGACGGAACAAATGGAAGTGACGGAGAAGACGGAAGAGGGATATCAAGCATTATTGAACAATACTACCTCTCTACTTCCTCTAATTCCTTAGTTGGTGGCTCTTGGAGCACAACGCCTCCGGCATGGGAAAATGGGAAATATATTTGGACTAGATCAGTAATAACATATACAGACAGCACATCAACAACCACTAACCCTATCTGCTCTACCGGTTCCACGGGTGAAACTGGGATCGGAGTCAAGAGTGTTGCCGAACAATATTACCTGTCTACATCATACAGCACGCCTACCGGTGGATCGTGGCAGACTTCTGTTCCGGCATGGCAAGACGGCAAATACATCTGGACACGTGTAGTTATCACCTACACTGACAATACATATACAGAGACAGATCCGGTATGTGTAACAGGTGGAAAGGGACCAAGCGGAAACGATGGCGTAGGGATAAGTGCCGTTGATGTTTTGTTTTACCTGTCAACCTCTTCTTCATCATTGGAAGGCGGAGCATGGTCTACCACGTCTCCAGCATGGGAGAATGGTAAGTACCTATGGACTAAAACAAAGGTAACTTATACGAATGGTTCGACATGGGAAAGCGATCCGGTTTGCATCACTGGAAGCCAAGGAAAAACAGGGTTACCCGGTGCAATGCTCCGTCCCCGTGGAGTATGGAAAGCCAATACCGAGTATTATAACAATGAGACATTCATAGATACAGTAATCTATGACGGTCAGAACAAACTTTGTAAGATCACGCATACGTCTACAACTTCTTTTGACTCAACGAAGTGGGAAGAGTTCAGCGAGTTCGAGAACATAGCAACAAACGTCCTTCTTGCTCAAAATGCGACAATTGATGTATTAGGAACTTCTGGGATATTCGTGGGGAACCTTGAGAAAACAGAAGGCTGGATGATTACGGGGGGAGCTATCAAGCATAATATAACAACCGTTGAATTGACAAAAGGAGGTCAAATAGCCCTACCTGAAACCGGTGGAATGACCGTAGGCGGAAAGACTTTCATAGAAGCCGGCAAGATAAAGACGGAGTTTATTGATGTTGATAATTTGACCGTAAAGAAACTAGCAGCCGTAGAGGGAACAATTGCCGGGTTTAAAATATCTGATACACATATCGGTGTTGATGATCCCAATCATAACAATGCTTATGAAGGATTATCCCTATACAAAGATTTCATTAAATTTTCAGATGAAAAATCATGGGCTGGGATTGGAACTAATGTGTTTCCACTTTCTTCGGGAATGTCATGCTTAGGAAGATTTGATTTTACAAGCTCGGAAGTAGATTCTGGTACTGCCGTTTATGCAAAATTCCGTCCGGCTGTAGACGATTTAGGCTGGTCACAGCAAACAGCAATCCAATACGATGGTAACATATACGGCATAGGACAACGTGCAATATTCGAAGATGGATATATAGGGCAAGCCTATACAGATGTGCTTACCACTTTTATAAAAAGGACTCATAATTTTGTGTTTAATGGTCAGTCTGTTGTTAACTTAGGAATGGTTTTACCAGGAAGAAGTAATTTAGGAATAAATAATGATGTCTCTTTTCTCTTAAGTATTGTCATTACATGGAACCCAACCACAGTTCATCGGATTACCTTAAAAGGTTCATCTGATGGTAGACTGTTAAACAATGCAGGAGAAGTCCTTAGCCCAGAGTTGGATTCAAATGGAGCAATTTCTTTGGGAAGAGGAAATACCCTTTTGCTTAGATATTGCTCCTCACATTATTATATAGTTAGCTATAGATATCAATAATAATTATGAAAATAGACTTTCGAAAAATAGAATTAACCGATCTCGAAGGGAACAAGAGTACCGTCGATGTATCTAAAGCATTCGGAAATGCGATTTATCAAAATACAGGTGATCTTGGAGAATTTAATCTTGCTCAAGATATATACCGGAAAGGAGAAGTTGATATATCCCCTGAACAAGCTAAATCTCTAAAAAAGTATGCGCAGTTATTTACTCGTGTCATTGATCGAATAGCTGTCAGCAATGCTCTATCACAAGAAGAATAAATAAGTTGAAAACAATGGTAGCAAAAGGAACGATCATAAAATTAGCAGTATCTATTGAACTACCTTCGGGCTTGACAATGGATGACATAGATTTCGAATGCAAGTTCTCTGTAACTCTCAATTCCCAGACGATCAAGAAGTCGGAAATGGTACGTAATGATGAGAACAGCTACACTTGTTTCCTTGATACCAACATTATAGGGAGGGGAGAAATTTGGATAGAAACCACGGCTTATCTTCCTGACACTGATTATGAAGGAGGAATAAGACCGGAGGTAGACAAGTCGGCAACCGGAATAAGGATTGTATAATATGGGGTGCATACGGGTTAACATAGAAGCCTCGAAAGGAATAAAGGTGAGCACATTTCCTTTGTCTGGGATAAATGTCTCTGTGAATCCCAGCCGTTCAATTAAAGTGTCGGTAGGGATTGTCTGTGACGTTGGCAAAGATGCTTATTTGAGAGTAGAGCCTGATTACATCTGGCTGATGCCCTCCAATAACTTTGAAGATAACGTAGATGTATTGTCAAATGTGGTATGGACTACAGCAACAAAAGAATAAAATTTTATTGTTTAATTACTTAATGATTTGAATTATGGCAAAGCCTAGTTGGTTAAATTTAAACCCTTCAACTGGAAGCGGAAATGGGACAATTGCAAACAGTGCAAGTGCTCATACAGGTCGTACAGCTAGAACCGGTACGGTGACAATAACGGGTGTCGGAGTATCTACTCCTGCAACTTATAAAGTAACTCAAACTCCTAAATCCGAGTTTGCATCTTTTGATAACGGGGCGGAAATGTCAGCGCCCAAAGCTGCCGGAACCGTCACCGTTGAAGGTAAGACTAATTCTCAAAAGCTGACCTTTGCATGGGCGGATAGCGTATCAGATGTTACCATTCCAGCGAAATATAGTGCGAATGGGACACAGACAGATAATGCGGCTAGCATCACAGGTGATCCAGGTGCTACAGCAGAATTTCCATTCTCCATAGAACTTGAGTTTCCTGCAAATGAAACTATTGAAGAAGTTGTAAGAACATTAAAAGTGACCGCAAACGGTGGTCAGGCTGTACAGATTGCAATCAAACAGGCAGCAGGAGACGCAAAACTATCCGTTTCCCCAACAGAAATTACAATTCCTCAAAACGGTTCAGCTGTTTCCGTTACTGTTACGTCTAACACTTCTTGGACTGCCGCATAATGGATATACTTGTACCTTGGAAGGAAGGAGAAGGAAACATTGTCATTACGCCCGGCCCTAATGGAGCCGCAAGCGTAATGAGCGATGTTGCCAATGAAGGATTGGACAGGCAACAAACTGTCGTGTTCTCGACTACTAAGGGCAATAATCCAGTTTCCGTTTCTACTACGGTATCTCAAGAAGGGAAAAGACAGGCATTTGCAGTGACCGAAGGACGGTTTATACTGTCTGACGGCAGTACGTTTAACGTTATAAAGAGTAAGTTCTATGAGTGATTATAACAGTCAATATTCGGGAGCTAGGATTGAAGAACTATTGGCAATGATACCCAACTTGGCTAAAGCAGACCTCTCCAACGCTATGACGGTTTCTTTGGGAGCAAACGGTTATGCCAAGTTCAATAATGGGCTTTTGATACAGTGGGGGACAAGAGTCGGAGCAACCGGGGGGGCAATTAATCTGTATTTTCCTACCAGTTTCTATAATACTGATTATAACATTTATTTCACTGGAGCAGTAAATAATACAGGTGAATCTTTTATATATGCTCCGGGGTATGACCTTAATGGTAAATATACATCATATTGTAGAGTTCTCACCCGTGGAATAAATTCAACTCCGGCTATTGTTTGGACTAGCTGGAATTTTACATGGTTTGCAATTGGTAGATGGAAATAAGGAGGTAATATTATGGGAAAAATATATTGGAAAAATGGTTTCTATGATAAACCACAAGAAGGAGCAATAGAAATATCGGTGGAGTACTGGCAGGAATTGCTTGACGGTCAATCATCCGGAAAAGAAATCAAAGAGAACGAAAGCGGTTACCCGGTATTGGTTGAGCATGAGTACACCATTGATGAATTGAAAGAGATGAAGATCGCAGAGATCAACGCTTACGACAAGTCGGATGCTGTAAACTCTTTGACGCTGGACGGAAAACAAATATGGCTGGATAAAGACACCCGTGTAGGGTTAGTCAACTCAATAAACATAGAAAAAGAAGCGGGCCGGGTATATACTACTTTGTGGTACAATGCGGAGAAGTATGTAATTCCCGTAAATGACGCTTTAAATATGCTTGACCAATTAGAATTGTATGCTCTTGATTGCTACAATACTACACAGGCTCATATTGCAGCCGTGAAAAATTTGTTTAGCAAAGAAGAGGTTAATTCCTACAATTATAAAACCGGTTATCCGGAGAAACTCAATTTTGTATTATAAACTATAAACAGATAAAGCTATGATTCTACTAGTATTAATGTCGTTCATCCTCATTGCCGGCTACGTCTTTGCAATGATTAAAAAGATGGAGGAAATTCCTTACTCTATCAGTGACACCTACTATGCCCTGACGCATAAGTTTTGGTTCGGTTTGTGCATGATCGGCTCCGGTGCATTGCTTCTTCCGGCAGCATTTGAAGCAAGTACGGAAAACAGCCGGTTTCTTGTATTCCTTTCGGTTATCGGGATGATTGTATTAGGTGTGTCTCCCAATTTCAAAGGAAGCCAGAAAACCGCCCATTGTATCGGTGCTGCCATGTCGTTGATATTTTCCCAGATATGGGTAGGTTGCAATTCTTGGTATTGGTTGCTGTTATGGGCTGGATTCATTGCGTACATGGTTATCTCCATGAAGAAGCACTGGACAGGCAATTTCATCTCTGACTTCATAAAGAGAAAGCCTATGTTCTGGATAGAGGTAATTTCGTTGTTAACCGTTTATCTAACTTGTATCTTATGAAAGAAGCAATAGTACATACCACAACCGGAGGATTTGCCGCAATAGCCACTGCATTTGTTGCCGAATCATTGCAAAATATGGTTCCATGGCTGATTGTCTCATGTGCTGTAATCCTCTGCGATCTCCTATTCGGAGTAAGAAAAAGTATACTAATGGGTGAAAAGGTCAGATTCTCACGTGCGATCCGTGCTACTATGGGAAAGATGGTCACTTACTTTGCTTTCGTCTGCATGGTCTGCATGATTAGCGTAGCAAGTCACAATGAATATCCTATAGATGTGTATTCCTGTTTATTGGTATGCTTCATAGAGGGATGCTCGATAGTTGGGAATATACTGAAGCCAAAGGGGATTAACATCAATCTTATCGGGGCTTTGGGTGTGTTTGGTAAGAAGGTGTTTAAGGTTGATAAGGAAGATGTGAAGGATATAATCGAAAAAGAGGAAATACATGAATCAAATAAATAAAATCAGCACCTTAGCCAGCAAGCTTCTATCCAAGATCGGAATAGACGGCATGGCTCACATTATAGTGTGCCAGAACTTGGTAATGTGGCTATCGAAATATACGCCACTATGGTTAGCAATCATTATAACCGTCGTAATCTTCATCTTGAAGGAAGTATACGACAAGTACTGCAAGAAAACAGAGTTTTCAATTAAAGACATCATCTGTGATTGCGTGGGTCTGGCGTTGGGGGTATTAACATTGATATTATAGGAGGAAAGAATATGAAAAGAGAAGATATAGACTCAATCATCATTCACTGCTCGGCAACACGTGCCGGGCAAGACTTGCGAGCAAAGGACATTGACCGGATGCACCGGGCAAGGGGATTCAATCAGATCGGTTATAATTATGTAATCGACCTGGACGGAATGATCGAAGAGGGCAGACCGCTCACAGTTGACGGAGCACACTGTAACACTAAAGGATTTTCCGGTAAATCGTATAACAAGCACTCGATCGGCATTTGTTATGTTGGCGGACTGGATGCAAATGGAAAGCCCGCAGACACTCGCACTCCGGCTCAAAAGGCTAGTTTGCGGCAACTGATTGAGAAGCTTTGCAAAGAGTATCCTATCATCGAGCTTCTCGGACATCGTGATACTTCACCCGACCTAGACGATTCAGGTGAGGTAGAACCGGCTGAATATATCAAGGCGTGTCCTTGTTTTGATGTGCGGGAAGAGTACCCGAATTTCTTACGAAATACAGTAATAACAGCAAAAAAATAGGAGGAACAATCATGAAATCAACAGATATCACATTTAGCCAGATCGCAGAAAAGCGTTACCTAAGCGATCCCATACAAGTAAATTCAGAAACCATTGGGCTTCAGCTAGAGTTTAAAGAATCCGGGAAACTGGCTGTTTATATAAGCTATGACGGAGAAAAATACTCCGTTGTAGAGACTAGGAATTTCACCACTCTGAATTTCGCCCGCCCTGTTGTCGGTCTTATACCCGGACAATACATCAAGGTTGAATGTGAAACGCAGCCAACCAAGGCTCAATACTTTGAATCAGAAGAATAATGGGAGCGATAGGATTAAATCCGATTAGGCTTGACCGGATAGGGCTTGATCCTATCCGCATCAATGCGATTAAGTTGGGAGTTCCGGGAGCTTCTGGTACCGACCGTCCTTACATCGACCCGGAAGTCTTAGCCTCCTTGAAAGCCGTCTGCATCTGCTACGGTAAGAGCAACGACGATCCGGACAGGGCTGTTGTCAAGAACTTGGTGGACCCTGACAACCCGTTTGTGATTAGCAACGCGGCTTACACCGAAGGAAGTGGCTACGCAGATAAAGGTAGTCCTTACTATGGCGCATTCGTCACCGACGGAATCGACGACCTGATTACTTCCACCAAGACTGTACAGGAGATGCTGGGAGGGAGTAACGAGATTACGGTGGTGAGTATGATTCATCAGATAGGACTTATCCAAGTCTATGGATTAGCGCTAACTAATTATATTAGAAATAATGGAGGGTATTTAAGAAGTGCTGTTAATTCTGTGGGTAAAACAGGAATATACGGATATACTGCTAATAATCTAAATCAAAGTATTAAAGATAGGGTAAAGGTTATCAATACAATATTAGGAGATAAAAAAGATTATACGGCTTCTATATCCGATTCTTATGTATTAGACGATTCATTATTCCACGTTCAAAATTATGTTCACGATGGTATAATAGCAGGCGACGGTTCTCAACTCGCTTGGTACTGGACAATCATCGCCAACAAGGTGCTGACTACCGACCAAATCAACCAAGTAATCGCCTACTTCAACTTGGATAGAACTCTTAA